GAACCTATTAAACGCACGACTATTAGTCGGCTTAACAAATCTAAAAAATGGAAATATGGATACAATAAAGAACATGATATCGTGGTTATCTCTAAAACTGGACGTATTGGACAAGTGGTGGAGATTCAAAATTTGCGAATTGGGTTGCCGGCTGAACCGAAAACAGTGTATATGCACCCCAAAAACAAGTGGCAAAAAATAGAATACCCAAAAGAATTAAGTAGACTAAAAAATATATTTGATTGGAGATCTTATCCAGAAGAACAAAAAGATCAATGGTATGAATATATAGATAAAGAATTTAAAAGAAGAGAAGAAGGATTTTGGTTTATGAATAATAATAAACCAACATATATAACAGGTACACATTATATGTACTTGCAGTGGAGTAAAATAGACGTAGGTGCTCCTGATTTTAGAGAAGCAAATAGATTGTTTTACATATTCTGGGAAGCTTGTAAAGCTGACAAAAGATGTTATGGCATGTGTTATTTAAAAAACAGACGTTCTGGTTTTTCGTTTATGTCATCTGCTGAAACAGTTAACTTAGCTACAATATCAAGTGATAGTAGATATGGTATACTTTCTAAAACAGGTGCTGATGCTAAAAAAATGTTTACAGACAAGGTAGTTCCAATTAGTATAAACTACCCGTTTTTCTTTAAACCTATACAAGATGGTATGGATAGGCCTAAATCAGAGCTTGCGTATAGAGTACCAGCTAGTAAGTTTACAAGAAAAAAGATTACTGCTAATGAACAGTTAGAAGATATACAGGGTTTAGATACAACTATTGATTGGAAAAATACTGGTGATAATAGTTATGATGGTGAAAAACTTAATTTACTAGTACACGACGAAAGTGGTAAATGGGAAAGACCCGATAATATATTAAACAATTGGCGTGTTACAAAAACATGTCTTAGACTTGGTAGTAGAATTATAGGTAAATGTATGATGGGTTCAACCTCCAACGCCCTAGATAAAGGTGGAGATAATTTTAAAAAATTATACAATGCATCAGATGTCACTAAACGAAATAGAAATGGTCAAACAAAATCTGGTTTATACTCTTTGTTTATCCCAATGGAATGGAACTATGAAGGATTTATTGACGAGTTCGGATTTCCAGTATTCACTACTCCTAGTGTCGATGTGCTCGCCCCAGATGGCGAATTAATAGATATAGGTGTAATAGATAGTTGGCAAAATGAAGTTGATGGTTTAAAAGATGATCAAGATGCATTAAACGAGTTTTATCGTCAGTTTCCAAGAACTGAAGAACATGCATTTAGAGATGAAACAAAAAACAGTATATTTAACTTAGTAAAAATATACGAACAAATAGATTATAACGAAGAGATGTCTAGAACCTTAGGGATTACAACTGGTAATTTCCAATGGATTAACGGAGTAAAAGATACGCAAGTTATATTTTATCCAGATCCAAAAGGTAGATTTAAAGTTAGTTGGGTTCCACCTCAACAATTACAAAATAGAGTGGTACTTAAAAATGGTATAAAATATCCTGGTAATGAACACATGGGAGCATTTGGTTGTGACTCTTATGATATATCAGGAACCGTAGATGGACAAGGATCTAAAGGAGCATTACACGGCTTAACCAGGTTTAGTATGGAGGACGCTCCTGCGAATAGTTTCTTTTTAGAATACCTATCAAGACCACCTACGGCTGAAATATTTTTTGAAGATGTATTAATGGCGTTGGTTTTTTACGGCATGCCAATACTTGCGGAAAACAACAAGCCTCGTTTATTGTATTATTTAAGACGTAGAGGTTATAGAGGGTATAGTATGAACAGGCCAGATAAAGTTTGGAATAAACTTTCTACAGCTGAAAAAGAAATTGGTGGTATACCTAACTCAAGTGAAGACATAAAACAAGCACACGCGGCTGCAATTGAAATGTATATTCAAGATCATGTTGGTATGAAACAAGATGGTAGTTTTGGTAGTTTGTATTTTAACGAATTACTAAATGATTGGAGTAGATTTGATATTAACAAAAGAACAAAATATGACGCTACTATAAGTAGTGGATTAGCTATAATGGCTAATAATAGACATTTATATGCGCCAAACGCAAAGGTTGAAAAACCAAAACTAAATATAAACATCTCTAAGTATAATAACAAAGGGATTAATTCACAAATAATTAAATAATAAATATGGCAGAGTCTGGCATTAAAAATTATTTTCCTAGTCAAACCGTTAGCGACGCTGAAAAGCTTAGTTATGATTACGGTTTAAAAGTTGGTAAAGCCATAGAAACAGAATGGTTTAATCAAGATAGAGGTAGAGGATATAATAGATTTAAAAGCAATCAAAACAACTTTCATAATTTAAGGCTTTACGCTAGAGGAGAACAGTCTGTACAAAAGTACAAAGACGAGTTGTCTATAAACGGTGATTTGTCTTATCTTAATTTAGA